TTGCTGAAAGAATTAGCGGTAGACCAATTGTCTAATCTTGTTTGTGAGAAGCTCCAAAATAAAAAGATATAACGGCACTCGCTAACCCACCTAAATAACCCAATACTAAATTAATTAAAGCTTCAGAATTTTGCTCTGGCGGCTGTAAGGTTACTAAGAATATATAACCTAAAAAACCAGATATAATAAGTCCACCTAATACTCTTGAAGTCCAATCTTTGCCAAATTTACCTCTAGCATCTTGAATATCTGCTGTTTCTAAAGCAAATAAATCTACATCTAATTCTTTCATTTTAATTTCAAAATCTTTTTCTATTTTTTTTAGCTCAGTTAATTGTTCTGGAGTTGCTTGTTGTAGAGCTTTTTCTATCTGTTTTGGCTCATTACCACACCCTAGCACCTTTGAAATCATATTAGCTGCCATACCGCCCATAGGGCCCCCTAAAGCAGTACCTAAAGTTGGAGCTACAGCTCCTATTACATTTTTTATTAATCCAAATTTCTCAAACATATTAAAATCCTATTTCGTCTCTATCTAAACCTAAAGGTTTATCAGAAAGACAAGTCGTTATACCTTTAGGAAAATGAACATAAGGCTCATTATCCTCATCATAAGTTGGTGTTTCATTGACGTTCATTCTAACATCATATTCATAATTAGGCATCCATTCGTGCATCCAAACACTATCTTTCATTGCCCAAACCATAATAAAAGGTACACCAGAAGATTGAGCAAAAGACATACCGTTTCTAAACTTAATGGCAGAAACTATAAAAGTATCATACTTATCAGCAGGTACAGATCTGCATTTTATTTCACACCAATAACATTTTTCTTTAGACTCTATCCAAAAATCTAAACTGTAACTTACAGGCAACTTGTAGCAAGTAACCCCCCATAAACCTTCTAAAAATCCTGCAACTCTCTCTTCTCTCTTTTGATCGTCTCTTGTTTCTAGACTTGGTGTTTTCATTTTTATTCCTCAAAGAAGTTTGGATCTACAGCAACTAGCCTTTTAGCAGGTCTTCCCTTGCCACCCACTTTAATTTCTATTTCCTGTATCTCTCTAGCATTTACTAACCTTTCTATAATTTCTTTTACTTCGTAAGACTTCATGCTCCTAAACAGTTCATGACGATCTACCTCTCTTTTAGAAATGCCGTCACCATTTCTTGATCTAATAAAAGATAAAACTTGTTTAATTTTTGATTCTGTAGCAGAACTAGCTACTTTATCTCTACAAGCTTCTATAAATAATAAATCATAATACCTAATAAAGTCTATACACCATTTAGTAGCTTCACTTGATATTTTAGTAGCTTCAGGATCTGATGCTAGAGTTACAGCCAAAGACAAACGCATAGCTTTCTCTCTTGATCTTGATAGCAAAGGTTCTAAATTGTCTTTTTCTAATATATCTTGTCTCTTAACAATTTCTCTAGCAAAATCTTGTAACAATAATTCTGAATCAGGACTAAAGTCTAAAACCTTTTGATCTATATCAATATCTGCATTATCTCTACTAGCTTCTTGAAAATCATTCAAAGGTCTTCTAATAAAATTAACCCAATTGACAATACGCATAGGCGGTTCTTTGTACCTCTTTAAAGATGCAACTCTTCTTGGTTCTTTAGATTCAACTATAATAAAACGATTTAGAAAACCGTCAGCTATTCGACCACCGTTTAAAGCTTTGTAGAAATTTTTAGGTACTGATAAGCCAACTAAAGATATAGCTGGTTTATGTGTGACTCTATTCATGGTAGCTTCTTTAAATTGATCAGGTATTGCCATTAAAGAATAGTTATCAGGTCTAAGAGTTCCATGACACCTACCCCAAGCTTCCATTAAAGTTTGTATGCCATCTTCTCTGTTAGTGTTTTGTGCTTGTCCTATAGCTTCTAATCTCTTACCAAACTCATCCATAATAGTGATTTGTGTTGGTCTTTGTCTAAGTACAGAGTGAACAGCTCCACTTGATGTATAACCGTCACCAACAATTAATTTATCGTGATCAGATGCGTTTAACACACTCTCTATAAATGTTTTTATATTCTCTTTACCTTGTCCTGATTTAGCAATACACATAAAAAATAAACTTGAAAAGTTATTCATTGAAGTTCTGTATAGTCTTCCGCAAGTAACACTAGCTAAAGCTAAAGCTGCAACCAAAGATAGTTCTGGTTGAGGTACTTGCGCAATTTCTTCGCAAAACTCATACATATCTTTTAATAAACCTGGAGGATTGTATAAATTTTCAGGTGGCTTTATATTTTCTATAGCCTGCACAAATAAAGGTGCTTGTTCGTTTTTTCTGTCATGTGTTCTTTTTACATTATCAACTACAGAGGTAACTTCTTTTTGTGGTAAAGGCGGACTATTTTGATTATTCCAAGATTGTAAAAAAAACTTAGTAAAATCTAAATTAACATTTTTAGAAATCATGTAACCTGCAATCCTAGCTGCTTGATCATTTCTAGATCCTTCATTAACACCATCTAAAGAAAAGGGAATTGTTATATTTTTTTTTGTATTTGTTATTTCTTTATGAACACCAGTAATTTGAAACCATTCTTTTTCAGTAAAGTCTGGTAAGTCGGTAAAATCATGTACTGTCCAACCGTCTAAATATACTGGCTTATAAATAGCTCCATTTGCGTGTCTATTATGTGGTGCAATAATAAGACCACCTTCACCCCTAATATCTATTAATCTTTCTATAGGCGTTTCGTTAGTTCTTCTTGTTGCAAAAGTCGTAAAGTTTTGTGGGTTGTTATAGTAAAAGTGCATACCTTTACCTGTTATTACTTTAAAAGGAGTTATAGGTAAGTTTTTTTCAACCCAATCCATAGCCTCTGGAGTATCCGCATCAACAACAATAAACTTGCCACAAACAATTGCTACAACAAGATCATCTTTATCCTTAAACCACTCATCTATTTTTTCTCTCGGAGGTCTTTCAGTCTTGTACTGTTCCCAAGATCCTAAGTTTCTAGGTGGTTTTTTGTCTGCTCTTCTTAAAGGTACTACGCTAAGTCCTTCTTCATAATATGTTACGGCTAGTTCATAAGAAGAATCATTCTCCGATAAATTTAACTGAAACATTCAGTTATGCAACTATGTCAGATAGACGACCATATATAGACTCATAATCTAAACGACCATCAGTCGCTTTAATTATTGCATGAGTTTGTTTTATTGATGGTTGTCTATAACCATACCTCCAAGCTTTCACAGAAGCTTCAGAACATCCGAATTTTTCAGCGGCTTCTTTCATCCCTAAAAATTCTATGTATTCTTTTAATGTGTAAAATTTCACTTTTCTATCCTTATGTTTAGGTAGAACTCCGACTTTTTCTAAAGCTGTTAAGTTTTTTGCAGATAATGCCTTTGTTCTATAATAATAATTTGCTAACCAAGTCTGATTTTCTTCCATATACTCCTCCGAGAAAATAAGTTTTACTTATTGTAAAGTTTTGTTTATAATAAAGCAAGTTCATATTTTTTAAAGGAGGTGAAGATGAGCATACTAAACAAAATAGTAACACCAGAACAGCTAGTGGAAAAACAAGGAGCCAAGCTCTTAGTTTACGGAGCTGCTGGAGCTGGTAAAACTAAACTTTGTGCAACTGCACCAGGTAAGGTACTTGTAATAAGTGCTGAAGCTGGATTGTTATCTATTAGAGATGCAAAAAATGTTGATGCAGTAGAAGTTAAAGAAGCGTCTGAAGTTATGGAATTTCATAAAGCTTTGGATACTGGCGAACTAGATTACGACACCGTATGTCTAGATTCAATTTCGGAAATAAGTGAAATATTACTTAATCACGAAAAAACTAAATCAAAAGATGCTAGACAAGCATATATGGAAGTTCAAAACTCCGTTACTAATGTCATGAGAGCATTTAGAGATTTGCAAATGAATGTTATTTTTATTTGTAAAATGGACAAAATGGTAACTGATAACTCGGTATCTTTTGAGCCTAAAATGGTAGGAGCTAAACTTGGTCAAGCGATCACATATTTCTTTGATGAAGTATTAGCTTTAAGAGTAATAGAAGATCAAGATGAGGAGGGCAACATTGTAAAAAGACGTTGGCTTCAAACTGATATGGGTCAAAATTATATTGCTAAAGATAGAAGCGGTAAATTAGATCCCTTTGAAGAGCCTGATTTGACTTCTTTATTAATTAAGTTGGGATTCTCTGATGTTAAAAAAGAGTCTCCTGTTGTAGAAAAAAAAGTAGCTAGTGGAGGTGAATAGTGGCTGATTTTGAAGATGTAGCGTTTATAGAAGACCTTGAAGAAAGTGTTTCTTCTGGTCCAGAGGTTGCTCCTGAAGGGGAGTATAATTGTAAAATAGTTGAGAGTACCAAGTACAAATCAAAAGCTGGTAACTATACTGTTAAAATGACTTATCAAGTTGATGGCGGTAAGTATAGAGATCATACTGAGTATTATAACCTTTGGCATCCTAATGAAAACACTAGGAGTATTGCCAATCAAATTTTTACTAGAATTACAAAAGCAGTTGGTTTTAAGAAGTATCCTTCTGACGCTAACTACTTTGTAGGTAAAGAGTTGACTTTGGGTTTAAAAACTTTTGAGGAAACTTGGAAGGATAATGATGGTAATGAAAGAGTTTCTAATAGAAACAAAGTCAAGTATTACAAATCTAAACCAAGTGAGTTTGCAGTAAAAGAGGAAGAAAAGAGTAGTGAAACTAAAGTTGCACCGCCACCTTTTTAAGTAAAACTTAATAAGAAAGGCATTGATAGAAATATTGATGCCTTTTTTTTATCTACCTTGTCCTCGGTATTTTGATTTTGTGTTTCTTCTTTTGTGTTTATTAAGAGTAGACGTAGATCTATTTCTGCATAATGATTGACTTGTTTTTTTACCCCTGGCTCCACAAACGCTTTGATGTTCTTGGAATGATTTTATTCTTTGTACCATTTTATTTTATCTCCTTAGTTTCTGTATTTGTTATTGTTAATATTTCAATATCACCTTTGTATAATTTTTTTATTTTTTCTTCAGCTTCTGAAAATGAAGATGCAAACATATTTTTAATTTTAATATCTTTGCTATTTGTTGTAATTATTTCGGCCTGATATAGCTCTTCTGATAAATCAGAAAAAACATTTTTGTTAAACTCTTTTTTTAAGTTACTCATTTTATCAATAAGATCTTTCCAAATCTCAAGATCTAAAATTTGCAACTGTTCAAAAGCTTTTATATTTTTATAGTAATGCTCGTTCAGTTTTTCAACCGATTTAATATATTCCAAAGGGAAGGCTAAAAGTTTTTTTATATTCTCAGCATCTTGGTTAGAGTTCTTCATAGTATTCAATAAGTTTTGATAAATACCACCTAGCTTTTCTAAGATCTTCTATATTAGAGTTTTTATATTTATGCCTATGGACATACTTAATTACGTTGCCTTCAAGATAAGCAGGAAAGCTTGATCCTAATTGTTGATGTATGTATTCAATACACTCTACTTTACCCTCGTTATAATGAATGGGCATTTCTACCGCATCATGTATAGAGGGAACATCATCTAAAATTTTCATTTATTTCTCCTTTTTATTATATTTTTTTTGTATTTTAGTTAAAGAATCTTTGGTTAAACGACCATTTTCTTTAACTGTTAATTTTTCTTT